ATTGCAAAGTTAATGAGCATTCGTGGTGTTACATTCCGTCCAAACGAAACAGCTTTGGCTTTAGGTGTTACTGATAAAGAAGAAGTTGGTGTTATTGCTCAAGAAGTTGAAGCAGTTTTACCACAGTTGGTAACACCAAGTGCTTTCAAGGGCTACAAAACTGTTAAGTATGACAAGTTAACAGCATTACTGGTCGAAGCAGTAAAAGCGCAACAGCTACAAATTGATGCTTTAAGAGCAGAAATTGCTAAGTTAGGCGGTTCGGCGACAACTGAACTTTAAGATCTGGTAACTAGAAAAGGAGACTAAATTATGGCAATCCTTCCAGCAACTGGATCAGCAATTACGTTTACAAACGTGCGTAAAGGGTATGGTAATACTACTCCTGGCGCAGGCTCAAACGTAGCATTGCGAGGCACGCTTGGTGCCTATGTAGGTATTAGCAGTGGTGCTATCAGTCTAAGTACAAACTTTGGCGGTAGAACAACTCCATACAATACATAATAAAGTAGAAGTCAAAGAAAGGGCGGCAACGCCCTTTCTTTTTGGCTAAATTTAATATAACACTATTGATACATAGTTAACAAGGAGCTCACAATGGCACTAACACAATACGAAATCCTAGCAAAAACAAGAAACTTGCTAGGTCAGATACCGTACAGAACAACATTTGAAAGAGAAAATTTTGTTTATGGTAATCTGTCAGGCCCTCGTTTATTAATCGAGTTATGTAAAGAAATCGAAAGATTAAATTCTGTACTTGATAGTTCAAAACAAGAATGGGAACGCTCTGCTATTTTAACCGAGATGACTATTCTTGCTGATAAAGTTGCCGAAGTACAAAAAGAAGTTGGTAAAAATGTTGCCAAAGCATTGGAAGATGCAGAACCAGAATACTGGGTTGGTGAATTGGCACGTAAGGCCGCAGTTGAAGCAATTTGTCAAACAGTGACAACTGACAACATGGGTCAAATGCTAAAGTTGCCAGCCGAGTTGTACGAAGAAGCCATCACCAAATGCCAAACATTCTTAAATGTTATTAACAAGACAACTCGCTTAGCCGAACGCAAAGCCAACGTTGCCAATGTGAAAGCCGACGGCGAAGAATAATGTTTGGCAAGAGCAAAAAAAACTTGTTCGATACGCAACCTGCCTTGAGCGAGCAGGTTGTTATCTGTGTACCAACTAACGGTATGGTACATTCTCTGTTTACATTTTGTCTTATCAATGCTATACGTTATACCGAGTCACAAGGTATACCTGTAATATTAGACATGGATGCTGGTACAGTACTAAGCAATCAACGACAAGTGTTACTAGATACCGCTATTAACAATCACCAAGCAGAACATATAATGTGGTTTGATAGTGATATGACATTTCCAGAAAATGTTATCATTAGATTGTTAGAACAGCGTAAAGAAGTTGTGTGTGCAACATATTCAAAACGTGTTGAACCATTTCATCCAACTGCCTTTTATAACATAGATCCAGTTGAGCCAGTGAATACAAGTGACAATGGATTAGTATCAGTTAGATATACTGGTATGGGCTGTCTTTTAATGAAGGCAAGTGCTATTGAAGATATCCCAAGTCCACACTTTCCATTAACATGGCATGCCCCTAGCGGTACGTGGCACGGCGAAGACATGGGTCTATGCGACCTGCTAACAGAAAACGGTATTAGGATTTATTGTGATTTAGATCTTAGTCGCGAAATTGGCCACATCGGTCAACAAGAGTTTTTTGTGAATCAGGCAAGCTAACAAAAAACGCACACCAGCGATTTAGTTTTTTAAGATTAACAGCGGCTGATATTTGGTATTCTGGATATGAGTCGTTGTTAATAACATCTCTCATTAGTGCTCCATCAATGAATGTGCTTTTAACAAGGTGCGTTTTTAAACGTTGATCATATAACGCACTTAACAATAAAGGATGGTCCCACATTTCTTCATGTACCATTCTTCTTATTTCTAAATACCAACGTTCTGTATAACATACGCTACTTTTATACAACTGATTGAGTAGCGGGTTAATCAGGTTAGGTGACCAACATGCAATATAGGAAAGTTGTTGATGCGGTCCAGTATAGACTACATTTTCTTGTTTGATAGAATTTTTAATTACCCTTAACATCTTCTAACAAACCTTCTAACGCTTCACGGAACCCTCGGCTACTAAACATCTTAGCTGTATTACGATGTAAAGGTTGCGGCCAGTGCCATAAGTCAACCCAACAATAGCCAGCACTTTCGTGATCAATAACAGGAACAAATTCATCTTCACACAATATTAGATAGCTAACATGTCTAAAGCGTTTATCCCGTGTAGTAAATGTGTACACATGACTGACGGCAAGTGTATTAGGAACAGCAGGGAACCCTAGTTCTTCGCATAGTTCGCGTTTTAGGCCTTCTAAGTCGCCTTCGTCGTTTTCAAGCTTACCGCCCCATAGTCCCCAACACATACTATGCGACTCGCTAGGGCTTCGCAACTGCATCATTGCTCTGCCTGTTCTCTTGCTTACGATAACTGCTCCAACTGCTCTCATATATTAATTTAGTTAACAATACGCCAATGGCCTTGCTCAAACGTGCCTTCAACTGCTAACACCCAGTCGTTGCCAGTAAAGAATAGTTTCTTCATTGTATTAGCATTTGTTGTATATGCACTATCAGTTTGTTCAGAAGCATCAAAACTTACTATCCACTCGACACCATTGTATTGAATGATATCATTTGTAGAAGCTACCAAGTCACCCCAGGCACCATTTTGTACAACATCATTGGCCAGTAAGTAGCGTTGACCGTTTGCTACAGCAGGTATATTACCAGAGCCTGGTGAACTGCTTTGCGGATCAATAACACCATTGATCATAACAACAGTATCATTGGGCAACGTAGTAGTATCAAGCGAGTAGCCTAGGATGTTTTCATTGCCATCAATTTCAGCCACTCGCAATATTACTTCTACTGGATCAACAGGATCTCCTAGCTTTAGTCTAATTTCAGTAATTCCATTGTGTATGCCACCATAATGACTAAAGTGTTCTTTCCAACTTAGTGTGCCACCTGTACTTAAATTGTTAATACCGTTTTTTTGGTTAAGCAGTTGAATGTAATCTTCTGTAACCTTAATGTGTCTATCTTCAAATGTAATCCATTGTCTAGTTTGTATAGAAGATTCATTTAAAATAATGTCATCAATGAAGCCGTAATTAGCAGTAACATTATTAAGAATACTATGAATAAGAACTTGACGCTTAACCTTAGCTGGCGGGCTTAGATAGATTGGTAGTTGGAAGATTAAACTTGCAACGTCAATAATGTCATCTGTTCCTTGTGGAATACTACGAGCAGTCCAGGTAATGTTAATAAGCTCTACAACAGCCAAGCTAGTCCAATCATATGGATTTTGACTGCTTTGCAAGTTAACACTTGGGTTGAACAGTAACAACAACTGTTCAAGTAGCTGTAGTTTTTGTTCTGTATTGCTTGTCCAAATATCAACGTTGATAGTTAAGTCATATGGAATAGGAGCATGACGTTCTAGTGTATAAGTTTCACCAATTTGATCAATGTATGTTCCTGCGTTGGGATCATATGTCTTTTCATAAACCTGTACGCTATCTTGGAACGTTGGATTTAATCTACGTTCAGGATTAGGAACAAGTTCGGCAATGTAACAACTAATTGCAGGAACACTTATAATTGTGTTTTCACTGTTGGAACGAAGAATGTGCTGACTCATACGGTTAGTATCGCCGTATCGTACAGGCACTTGATGATAAATGTCAGCACCATTTGCGTCCTTACCCATCTTAACACTAAAGCCACCAAACAAGCGCATGAACTGTAATAACCAGCGTCTTATCTGTTGATCATAAAAATATTGTTGTGCCATTAATTGTCTGCCTTAGGTTTAGTGAACACTCTACTTAGTGGCTGACGTTGATCAATAGTTTCTTTACTACCACCCATACCATTGACGCTTGTTGTAGCATTGTTATTAATAAACTTACCAGCATTGTATGTGGCAGTTGACCAACCAACTTGATTCAAGTTGTCCATAACTCTATGCCAGCGATTTCCTCGATAGACAAATAGTCTATTAGGATTAAAGTCAACACGCATAAACAAATCACCTTGGCCTGGGCTACTTGGGAAAGTCAATCCGGTTGATACACCTGTACTATCTCCTTGGCTAGCAACGTACTCAGAAGTTCTAACAACATTATCTGGTACACCATCTGGGTTGCCATCAAAGCCTTTAATAGTTGGAGCAAATGTTGTCATGTCTGTTGTTGTATAACCAGCATTAGGTGTTAATACTTCAGCACTGGCTAGAATGGCATTAGAAATTGCTATTTCCTTTTGGTATGTGCTTAATGCGTTTTTCAAACTATCCTCATCTTCTGGATTACCTAGTAAGCTACGATATTCTTGTGCGTCATTGATAGGTGCTGCCTTGATGCGCCACAAGTGCGGCCACCAAGTTGGACCAAAACCTTCTGCGGCACGTGCCGCATCTTGAATAGAATAAAACTTGTTAATGCTCTTTGCTGTAGCATCTAACAGTAAGTCATCGTTTAAGTGTGGAATCTCAATAACATCACCTGCCATAAGCTTACGCCCAATACGTTCAACCATTTCATTGGTATGGAATGTGATAAACAGCGTGTCAGCATTTAAGAATAGGCCAAATTGGCTCAAGTCAAAGTCTTG